GTATTCGCCCCCTTTAATTATTTTTCTGATATGGGGGGAGTATGCCGCCGTTCTCGTCGAACCGATACCGCTTATGCCTCTCCTGTTTGTGGTGTTCCTTGTTGTGGCAGTCTTGGCACAACGCCTCTAAGTTATCCCAGCACAACGTAACGCTTATGTCGTTTATGTTCTCTCTGTTAAGCCAACGCTTATGATGCACTATCTTTGCAGGCTGCCCGCAGCGTTCACAAATATAATCTTGTGACATTAAATAAGCGGCTCTGGTTTTTTCCCATGCCGCCGATAAATAAAAGCTCTTAGCCCATGCTTTCATACTATCCCCTCTCTTTCTTCATTCCCCAGCGCCCTAAGTTTCATGCGCTGGGTGGAGGCTAAAGAATGAATAGAAAAAGAGTAGGCAACTGCTGCCGCACATGGCTTAAGCTATCGCCTACTCTTTTCATGCTACCATTGTATCTCTTTTGTTTTCCCATGTAAACACCACGTTTTTACCATTACTTTACCACGCCAGCTGTGCGCTCTTCATCAACCCCCCACAATAATACTGACAGCTCGTTTATGATACCTGTTACCCAACGCCTTGGCGTATTCTTTCCTGTGTCCAGTTCCTCTGCAATTTCCGCATAGTCCATGCCCTGCATGAAATACATTTCAAAAGCCTTGTACTCTACGCCTCTGCCTGCTGCCTCTCTGCGGCGTTCTATCTCTTCTATCGCCTTGTCTATATGCGCTGTCATTATCAATGTCTTAAAGCGAGTTCGTCTGATACTCTCTAAGTACGTACGTTGTTGCTCGTCCGTCATGCCCTTAAGCTCTAACTGCTGCCCGTCGCTTATGGCGTTCTCGATATGAAAAACCGCATCACGGTAACATTTCATAAGCGTAAAAGTGTTGTGGTATTTCTCTTTCTTCCTCTCCTGCTTTTCCTGTCGTTTCAGTTCCGTTATTGCAGCCTTTGCCTGTTTCTGCATCAGCTCTGTTAATTCGCTTTCATGCAGTTGTACCCAGCTTTCAGCCTCTGGCGGCATTTCTACCCCTGCCGCCGCTGTTGTCTTTGTTTCTTCCTGCTCCATGTTCTGTACCTCGCTTTCTGTTAATTAAACGGCAGCTCTTCGTCTGCTCCCTCTGGGATATTCATAAACCCGTCACTCTCCGGCAGCTGCTGCCCTCTCGCCTCTGCCTCTGCTTTGCTCTCTCCAAAGCCTACGCTATTTGCCACAACCTCTGTGTAATATACCTTACTGCCCGTGCGCTGGCTCTCGTAGCTGCCTGTTTTAATCTTACCAGTAACCTCTGCCCTGCTGCCTTTGCTTAACCATTTCTGCGCCCATTCCGCAGTACGTCCGAAACACTTAATATTTATAAAATCTGTGTCTTTCCCGTCGTCTACCGCAAGCGTAAAGCGGGTAATAGCTGTGCTATTGTCCTGCCCGCCATATCTAAGCTCTGGCTCTCTTGTAAGCCTCCCTGTAAGTGATACGTTATTCATTCTCTCTGCCCCTCTCTTCCAGTTTGTCCAGTTTTGAAAATATCGCCAGCAATTCCAGTGCGATAATTCCCAGTAAAATATTTGTCATTCCTCTATTTCCTCGCTTTCTCCTCTTAAACTCGCTGCTACGCCGTTAAATGCTACTGCCATGTTCTCGCAGAATGTCGCAAGTGCTGGTTTTAAATTCCGTACCCAGTTATTCAGCCCTGCTGTAATTGTTTCTATTGCCGTCGGCAATGTTGTATTTATTCGCCGTGCCATTTTTCTTGCAAGTCTACGCTGCTTTCTCTTATCCAGTTCTAACGGCGGGTTTACCCCGTGTTTTTTCTTGTAGTTCTTTTTCCACTGCCTGTATTTCATTCTTTTACTACCTCGCTTTCCTGTTTTATCTCAATGCGCCTGCTGCCTCTCTGCTGTATAATTGCCTCTACGTGCAAGTATGCAGGCAGCACTACTACGCTGCCTGCCCGTAACTGATATTCTACGCTTTTGCGCATCCTCTCGTATTGTTCCGCTTTACAAATCGCCTTACAGCCCAAAATAATTGTAAGTGATTGCGCTTTATTCTTCTTTTTTCGCTGTCGTCTGTTCATATTCTGCCTCGCTTTCCGTGTCCGTTTCGGACACCTTAACCATTGCAGCCCGTTACTCTGATACCTAAAATGCAGTATCCCTCTGCAAGTCCTGTATAATCTTCCAGCATATAAATAATATCTGCCTCAATCGTGCGCCCCGTATGCTTTCCGTCTTTAAATTCCAGCATTTTAAGGCTGTCGCCCTGCTTATATCCTCTGTCGTTTTTTCGCAGTTCAAAGCTCTTTTTCCCGCTTGTCACGTCCTCGTAATATGATGCCGCTAATTTTACCTCATGCTGCTTATGTTCTGTATTTCCCTCACTCGGCAGATGCTCCATTTTTTCAGCGTCTGCCTGCTCCTGCAATTTCTTTTTTGTCTGTTTGTCTATAGCGTCCTGCTCTTCGCTGTATCTCTGCTCGTCTGTCTTTTCAGCCTCTGCCTTGTTTATGTACTGGTCGCATTTCTGGCAAGTTCCCGTTTTTACGTTGCAGTCCTTGTAATTCTGGCATGAATAGCACAAAGACGTTATGCTTTCTGGGTGCGGTGTCTCGTAATCGTCGCCCGCCTTTTTCTCGGCTACTTTTTCCGCTATCTCTTTTGCCCTTACGTTCTCGCCTGCTGCCGCTTTCTCTGCTATTTCTTTCTGCTCGTCCTCTCCCAGTTTTGCTGCCTCATACGCTGCTGTAATTCCTAATTTTCCCTCTTTCAGCTGCTCTTTAATCTCTGGCGTAGCATTGTTGTTGATTGCGTCCATTCTGGCTACGTTTGTGCTGCTCTCGTTTATCATTGCTGCCACTAAATCACGCATTTTACCCTGTATCTCTAAGCCGTCCTCTTCTTTGGCTCTGATAAGTGCCGCCTTTGTCCGCTCTACTAATCTGATTTTCTCATACGCCGTAAGTTCCTGCGTGTATCCGTTTCCAGCCAGTAAGCGCAACTCATACATTGCCTCGCTCATATCCATAAAGCGGTAAAGCACTTTCTCATACTCTTTATGCCCTCGCTCTAAGTTCAAAATATTTGCTGCATTACGTCTGTGTCCGTCGATTATGCGGTATTCCCCGCCTACTCTCGCCAATACTGTAGGCTGTTCCTGTCCTACGTGCAAAAAACTGTCTGCCAGCTCTTCTATGCCCTCTAATTTCTGGTGCGTATTCTCCTGCGCTGCCTTTACTTCATACGGGCTTAAATAAATCTCTTTATATCCCTCTGTCTGCGCCTGCTGCCCTGCTGCTTTTGTTTTTGCGTTCAAAATATCGTTAATACCAAACTTTGCCATATTCTTTACCTCGCTTTTCTATCCTTTGCTTTTTCTTACACTGTCCCATTACACCGTTGCACATTTCGCACGTTCTCCAATGTTCGCAAGCGTCGCTTTGCGGGCATTTTCGCCCTGCAAATTTACCGCCCCAGTTCCAGCACGTAGTACCGCCGTTTCTGCTGCAATACCAGTAGGCGCATATTTTCTCTTTATGTGCCACGCTTGCTACCTCTCTTTCCCTGTGTACGCCGTTACAAATTTCTTATATCCCTGCGCCGCTCCGCAGCATGGGCTATACTCATAAATCGGCTTTCGCATAAAAGTATTTTCTGCTACTTTCTTGGAATACCGAATAATACCCAAAATATTAAAATCTGTCTTTTGTTCCAGCCATTCTACGCCTGCTGCCTCTCCGTCTGTGTTCTGATATGACGTTATCAGAACGCCTGCCAGTTTTAATGCTGGGTTAAATGCTTTTGCGTCCTCTATCTGCTCTGTTACAATATCCAGCCCCTCTAAAGCGTCCTCGTCCACTTTTACGGGTACTATTACCTCGTCCGTGATTGCCAGCGCATTTATGACATTAAGCCCAATATCCGGCGGGTTATCAATGATACAGTAATCATAAAAGCCGCCCATAATGTCTGCAAATCTCTTATAGCGTTCTGTCTGGTTCTCGCTGTCCTCTTTTGTCAAATTCCACGTAGCCCCAAAAAGTGACATATTCGACGTAACAATATCTATGCAGCACTGCTGCCCTACGTAATCTGTATTCTGTATCAGCTCTGTTGCTCCCTGCCAGTCCCCAGCCAGCAACCTTGTAACTGGTGCTACGCTCTCTGCGTCGTATCTGCTATACGCCTTGCTTAAATTCCCTTGCTTATCATTGTCAATCAGCAGCACCCTGTAACCTCTCCTGTAAATCTCATACGCCATGTTTGCCGCTGTAAAGGTCTTGGCTACGCCACCCTTTAAATTCAAAATACTTATTGTTTTCATTCTTTGCCTCTCTTTCCTGTGTTCGCCTCTAACGCATGGTTACTGTTTCCTGTTCTTTTGTAAGCTCGTCTGAATGTAATAAATACTGCTCTATCAGCTGCGCTGCTGGCTGCCAGCCGTAGCATACGGCGGTATAATAGCCCTGCTGCCGCAGATATTCTAACCACTCTTTCTGCTTTTGTGTCGTTGTGTTCTTTCCCGCCTTAAGCTCAATGTAAAGCCCATGATAGCCAGCCCTTGCAGTAGGTAACACAATATCTGGCACGCCTGCCTTTACTCCCTGCCTCTTAAGCGCCACTGCTGTTGCTGCATCACGCTTGCCGCCGTTTGGTACGTGGTGCATATATTCCAGTTCTGGCATACGCCCCGTATTGTACCCAGCCCAACTAAATAGCGCCTCTTGGTGTCCGCTCTCGTCGTCCAGTCTAAAGTTTCTCATTTTCTCGCCTCGCTTTCTGCTTGTATTCTACGTACTGGCAAATTCTGAAAAGCAGCCCGTCCCTGCTGCTGCCTCTGGCTACCTCTACCGCCAATATGTCTATTGTCTTTCCTTTGGTTGTCTGGCTGCCGTTTTTTACGTCCCAGCGGCATATATTGTAAAATCTGCACCGCAGGCAGCAACTCCTACAGTTCTTGCCTTTCTGGAATAGCCAATATTTAAGCCTTTCTATCATTTCTGCCCCTTTCTGTCGTCGTTATCGTTCCAGCGTTCCCAGCTCTGCATTTCCTCTGCTGCGTGTAGTACCGCTGTAATGATTGACAGCAGCGTAAGCGCCAGCGCTAGCAATACAATTATTACCAGTGCAATAAATGCTATTATCATTTCATCCCCCCCTATCCGTTAATTTTACTAAGGTGTATCTTAAGTACCCATAACCGTAATACTCTGGGCTGTGTACTCCCTTGCTTATGCTGTTTTTGTCTACGTAGTAACCTTTTATTGCCTGTGGCTCTGTCTTGAAATACTCACGGTCTGAAATTATGTGATACTCTGGCTCTGGTCTTATTAAATTCTTACTGCAATTCCAGCGCTTACCCTGTAACGCCCCGTCAGTGCCCTTTTTGTGTGTTCCTGTATATTTGATTAAATAACTTGCCAACTCTGCATAGTTGCCGCTATCGTCCAGTGGGAATACCTTAACCCTGTTATGCCCCTCATAGGCTTTATACCAGCAGCGCTGTAAAATCTCTGTGTCAATTTTATTTACTACAAGGTGGTGATGCCTCGCACCCTTTGTGCCTATCTCCATAACGTGTATGTATTTGAACTTTAACCCTGCTTTTCTGTACTCCTTTCTGCACTCCCTCAAAAATACGTCTATGTCCTGCCGCATCTGCTCCGGCGTTCTGTCCGGCTCTCCTTTCCTGCGGATATAGTCAAGCACTAAATGGTAGTCCCCATAGCCATAGTTCGCATTTATGAGTATCCTTAACTTTCTCTCTGCCTGTCTGGTGTTTACTTTCTCCTGCTCTTCTTTTGTTGGCTTTACCTTATCCCCTCTGCTAATACCTTTCTTTTTGTATCTGCTGGTAAAGTACCTCTCTATCTCTATCGTATTTCCCGCTTTTGTTACCCTCTCTACGTATGGCATATATCTACCTCTCTGTCGGTTCGTTAATACTTTTATCAAGTGTTAAAACGGGCTGCCCGCCCGTTAAATTCCTTGACTTTGCGCCATACATAGCTTATAATTTTTATAGTATTTCAAAGCTGTATAGCTTAGCGCCTATGGTGTTTCCCCACCGTAGGCGCTTTTATTTTTCATGTTTCCTGTCGCTCTCTTATACGGCTTAAGGCGTACTCATAAGCTCGCCTGTATGAGCCGCTGCAATCGTAGCTTGTGCGTCCCTTACACCCCTCATAGTTCTTGCCTGTCATACAAGCATATACTATTCTGTTTCTGCAAAACTCACATCTATGTCGCTTTGCGTAATCGCTCGCCGCCCTCTCCTGTCGTTTTTTTTCATATTCCAGATATTGCTTTATCTCGTTTGCATCTATAACCGCAGTCCCCAGCATATTTGCTGTATGTATTTCTCTGTCCATTCCCTTTGTTATGCCGTATTTCACGCCAGCAATAACAAAATCGCAGCATTTCAGCAGTGCAAGTCCCGCAGCCATGCCCCTTGCCCGCTCTTCCGGCTTTTTATCGTCCATGCACTGCGTCATATATAAATGCGGCGTAATAGGTGCTAAGCCCGCCTCGAACGCCTGCCGTGTCAGCTGCTGCGCATAATCTATGTTTCTATCCAGCTCTGCGCCATCTTTCGCCCTGTACGGACTGCATATATAAACTTTTTTCATACCTAATTACCCTCTTTCTGTTGTGCCTCTGCCCGTGCCTGTTCATTTCCTGCCAGATATGCCGCTAAGTGCATCAGCTCGTCTGCGTCTTTTTCTTCAATAAAATCACAATCAACGCAGCATTTGCAGTACCCCGTAATTTGTAAATATCCGTCGTATACTTCCTGCGGTGTCTTGCACTCCTTTAAATCATTTATCAAAGCTGTAAGCAGCGTTATTGCCTTTATGCCTGTCTCGCCGCCTTTTCCGTGTATCCCTATTGTAATCTGCCGCATTTTTGTTGCGCCGTCTGCTCCTAAAATTGTTTTACTCTTCATTCTGTACCTCGCTTTCTTCCTTAAACCCAGCCAAAAGCATAGTCATTGCATCTATCGCTGTATCAAAATGTTTTCCCAGCTCTGCTGCGTCAATAAGCCCCTGCTTTGTGTTTCTTCCGTTCCCTTTCATTGCTTGCGCTTGCAAAATAGGTTTTAACTGGCTAAGCCCAGCTATGCTGTTCTCTAACTCTTCCTCGCTCACGCAGATTTTTACATAACCCTTGCCGATATGTTCAACACTCATTTTTTGCCTCTTCCTTTCTTCTAATCAACCGTACTGATACCTCGTAAGCTGTGCGCTGTTCTCATCAAGCTCTCCGGTGACACCGCTCACCTTGAAGCTTCTGCTCCACTCCGGTATGCGGATTGCAAGGCTTCCATGTACACTCTGCTCATTGGTGCACGAGTATACCGTGGTTCCCTGCCATGGCATATCTGTAGTGACCTCAAAGCTCAGCTCTTTTCCATTGACAGCCTTTTTCACACTTCCTCCTACGAAAAGGTGTGCAAAAAGTGTATCCTCATTCTCTGTATAGGCATACATGGCAAGTGAGCTTAAAAGCCTTGCAATGTTAGGAGGGCAGCATGCGCAGCCGAACCATTTCTGGCGGATTGGTTTTACATGGAATTTTCTGGCATCCTCATGACATGCCTTCGGATATACCTCCAATGGATTTACATAGAAAAAGCTCTTTCCGTCTGCCGCCATTCCCGCAAGGACAGTATTGTAAAGCGCCCTTTCCATAACATCCGAAAAGCTTCTGTCCGGCTTTATCTCAAGCATTCTTCTGGCAAAGAACACAAGACCGATGGCTGCACAGGTCTCAGAATATGCCGTATCGTTAGGCAGGTCATAGTTAAATGAAAATGCCTCACCTAAATGCGTCGCGCCGATACCCCCAGTCACATACATTTTCTTCTGTGTGACATTATTCCACAGCTTAAGACATGCCTCATAGAGTGCGTCATCATCATCCACTCTCGCGACATCTGCCATTCCGGAGTACAGATATACTGCACGCACCGAAT